TTTCCGGATAATGAACTCACTGACGAAGAGTTTAAAGGAGAGATTTGGGCAATGGCTGTTCCTGCCGCAGTAGTTAGTTTATCCAACGAAATCGAAGCGTGGCTTGTTAAATATGGCGATGCAATGAACAGTCCGTTTGCATCGGAGAGTTTCGGGGGATACAGTTATACTAAAGCGCAGGGGTATGCTAGCACCGGAGGCGGAATGCTTTCGTCATGGCAGGCCGTATTTGGTAACAGGCTTAATCACTGGAGGAAGATCTCATGAGTTTATTGTCGGAACAGATGGAAGATTGTGTTATAATTGACAAAACCACGAGATCCGATGGATATGGTGGAGTTGTTACCGAGTGGGCCGATGGTGCAGAATTTCAAGCGGCAACTGTCTTGGATTCGTCTATACAGGCAAAAGTGGCCGAAAGTCAAGGAGTAACTGGAATTTACACAGTAACCACCGAGAAATCGATAAATCTGCAGTACCATGATGTGTTCAGAAGGTTATCCGATGGAAAGATTTTTAGAGTAACATCAGACGGGGATGACAAGAAAACTCCGAACAGTGCTACGCTGAACATGAGACAGGTTTCTGCAGAGGAATGGGAGTTGCCAAATGGATAAAGCCCAAGTGATACAGTCGTTCTGGAGTGGGTTTGGCCTTGAGGCGTACGATGAAAACAGCGTACCGGATGATGCCACGATGCCGTATATTTCGTATTCAGTTGCTACTGGAGACATCGATTCTGCGGTATATCTTTCGGCCTCCGTTTGGTATAGATCGACTTCGTGGTCTAGTATTGAATCCAAGGTGAAAGAGATCTCCGAGGCTATAACCAGAATGGACCCGCCTTCAATTAAAACCGATAATGGCAGGGTCTATATAACGAAAGGATCACCATTTGCACAGAGGATGAATGATCCAAGTGATGACATGGTGAAAAGAATGTATATCAACATAAACGTTGAATTTTTGACAAACTATTAAGGAGGTAAAATTATGGGACAGTTTACTGTTATTCCGCAGGACACGTTCGATGGGCTTCAGCTTGATGCGGGTGTTGTTCTGACTACTTTTGATCCTACTAATCCTGCAGTTGCAGATGATTCCATTGTTTGTGCTACCACAGGAGGCGTTAACGTTACTTGTACCCCGACTTATTCAGATCTGGGCGAGGATGTGGACAATTGCCCGGTCAACATGAAGGAGCTTAAGCATCTTGACGGGTGGGAGTGCGGCATGTCGTTTACTTCGCTCGGTACTTCCAAAGAGAGTATCAGGCTTGCGCTTGGTGCGGCTGATATTAATGCAAGTACCGGAGCAATCACACCTAGAAAAGATCTTGAGCAGACTGACTTCACTGATGTATGGTGGGTCGGTGATCGTGCTGATGGCGGTTGTGTTGCTGTCAAATTGAAGAATGCACTGTCCACTGATGGATTTAATTTGCAGACTACCAAAGCAGGCAAGGGTCAGATTTCTGTTGCTTTGACTGGCCATGTTTCTATCAATGCGCAAAACGTAATGCCCATGGAGTTTTATTCCATAGATCCTTCTGATACGCCGACTAGTTACACTTATACGGAGGTGAACCCGGTCGGTACCGAAAGTCCTGTTGAGGAGGGTTGGTACGTTCTGGTAGGCGATAGTTATCGTCTGACAAGCGATACCGAAGTTGATAGCAATGTAACGTATTATGAAAGGACGACTGCCTAATGAAAAATCTTGCCAACTGCAAGCCATCTGAATTTTTAATTCAGACAAACAAGATCAGAAAATCAGTAGAAAAATGGTTCGATGTTACGGATATTGCTAATATCCGCAAGCGTATTCCCGATTATGCCACAGCACCGGAGGGAGCAACTGCAGAAGAGCGGAAAAAGGTGATCGAGGAAAACGCTGAGAAGGAGAGAAAGCAGGCAAAGGAGAATTTATCTGCCATCCTTGACGAAATGCTTGAAAACCATCCGCAGGAAACTGTAGCAATTCTTGCTCAGTGCTGTTTCATTGAACCGGAGGATGCAGACAATCATTCTATGATTGAATACATCGGAGCATTAAACGACCTGCTCAATAGTAAAGAGGTGCTCGATTTTTTTATCTTGTTAGTGAAGTTGGGGCGGACGAATATTTGACATATACCGAATCTTTAAATATAGATTTTGTGGATATGTTAGGGAGCGGATATGTGATGGATCATTGCATGTCCGCTTTTAAGTATAGACAGGAAGAAAAACTGTATAGGGTATACGTAACCGATGCATTGAAGGCTATCGCTGATAACACTAGGAGGTACGCAGGCGGGTACAACCTAACAAGCAGATTTTTTGACTGGGTGTACAAGGACAAGCCCAAAGAGAACAAGAGAGAAGAAACTGCAGATGAAATAATCTTGCGAATAAAGCAAAAAATAGAGGGCTAAGTTATGGCGAGCACTGTTTTTGATTTGATGGTCGGGTTGTCTCTTGACGATTCCGGATTATCAAAGGGATTAGATAAAGTAAAGAGTGGTCTTGGCGGTGTAGCAAGTGGCGTTGCAAAGGCGGCAGTTAAAGCTACAGCGGCGGCCACTACTGCTGTGGTCGGATTTACCGGAACAGCAGTAAAAGCAGGCATGGATTTCGATTCGTCCATGTCTCAAGTTTATGCCACCATGGCTGAAAAAGCAGACGAAATGATAACGTACAATGGCGAAACCATGAAATCGTCTGAGGCGTTAAGAGACTATGCACAGCAAATGGGATCAACCACTGCCTTTTCTGCTTCGGAGGCGGCTGATGCCTTAAATTATATGGCTCTTGCCGGGTATGATGCAGAGCAATCAATGAGCATGTTGCCTAATGTATTAAATCTTGCGGCGGCAGGAAACATGGATCTTGCTCGTGCTTCTGATATGGTAACTGATGCATCTACTGCGTTTGGTTTATCTGTTGACGAAAACGGACCTAGAATAACGCGAATGGTTGATGAAATGGCAAAGGCCGCATCAACCGGAAATACTTCCGTTGAGCAACTTGGCGATGCATTTCTTGTGGTAGGTGGTCTAGCACAGGAACTCAATGGAGGAATGGTAACACTTTCGGATGGTACACAGCAAAGTGTGGATGGGATACAAGAGCTTGAAATCGCTTTAACTGCCATGGCGAATGCGGGTATTAAAGGTGGGGAAGCAGGAACCCACATGAGAAATATGCTCCTTAAGTTGTCCAGTCCTACATCTGACGGAGCTAAGCAGATGGAGGCCCTTGGAGTGTCAGTATTTGATGCCGAGGGTAACATGCGTTCGTTGCAGGATGTTTTTGGCGATTTGAATGGTGCGTTGAGCAACTTGACCCAAGAGCAGAAAATACAAGCGATCTCGGATCTGTTTAATACAAGAGATCTGGCTTCGGCAGAAGCGTTACTTAATGCTGTGGGGCAGGATTGGGATTCAATAGGCGAGGCCATACTTGATGCCGATGGTGCGGCTGAGAAGATGGCTAAAACACAGCTTGACAATCTTGCAGGTGACATCACGTATTTTAAATCCGCACTTGAAGGTTTCCAGATTGCTATTTCTGACAAACTTACACCAGTTCTTCGTGAATTTGTAAAGTTCGGAGCAGATGGCCTTTCAAGGTTGACAGAAGCCTTTAAAACAAAAGGTCTTGAAGGAGCCATGGAGGAACTTGGTACCATTTTGTCCGAAGGTCTGCAAAAGCTTGTGGATGGAGCACCGAAACTTGCTAAGGCCGCAATGCTTTTGTTGAAGTCGTTTGCAAAGGGTTTAATGGATAACATCAATATCATCTTGTTTGCGGCAGGTGATATTATAGAAATGTTCCTGCAGGAGCTTGTGGATTCTACTGATGGTGGCAAGAACGTCATCATGGAAGTGATCAACTCTATATTGGGCGTGTTCGAAGAAAATTACATGCAGTTCATGGATATGGGGATGCAAATCCTTATGAACATCATGAATGGTATAGTGGAACATCTACCGGAAACAGTTTATTACGTGACGGAAATTATAACTCATTTGGTTGAAGTTCTGACAGAGTATGCGCCACAACTTATAGAAGCTTCGTTTGCTATCATTAAAGCAATATCCGATGGATTAATAGAAGCGTTACCGGAAATTATACCTGCTCTTATAGATCTTGTAACTGCAATTGCAGAAGGTATATTGGAGCATATCGATGTTATACTAGAAGTAGCAATAACACTTGTGGTTGCTCTTGCAGATGCGCTGATAGAAAACAAGGGAAAGTTGATCGAGAAAGGTCCGGAGCTTCTGCAGGCTTTGATAGACGGGATCAAAAATTCGTTTAATATGTTTGATCAACTCGGATCCGATGTAATAAACAAATTCATTGATGCAATTCAAACATTCTTACCAAATCTTATACCACCGGGAATGGATTTTATCATAAACTTAATACAAGGTGTAAAAAGTGCGTTTGATCAGTTGTTTGGTACCGGAAAAGAAACTGTCGATGAAGTCGGTAATGGTGTCGAAAGTGAAGTCACAAGCAAAGCAAGCACTTGGGGATCGCACTTGATTGATTCTTTTGTTGCCGGGATCAAGTCAAGACATCCGGTTCTTGGTGCGGCTGTCAGTGGTATTGCGAAAGTTATTTCTGGTCAGTTACATCATACTCACCCGGATTATGGTCCACTTGCTGATGATTATAAGTGGATGCCGGACATGATGGACACATTTGCTATCGGCATAAGAGAAAATTCTGGTAAAGTTACCAGTGCGCTCGATGATCTGACCGGGGACATGTATGATACCATGGATATTTCAACTCCTGCTTTTGAGTATGCGGGAGGTTACGGCATGATGAATACGGAAACAGGATCATCAGCAGGTGGTGGTGATTATGGTGATGTTGTAACAGCGATCACAGATGCTTTGATGAATATGCAACTAATGGTTAATATTGGTAACAGACCAATTGAAGCTATGATTACAAGTGCACAGCAGAGAACAACTTATAGGAGCGGTGGACGATGAATAGACCTAGTTTTAATAACACAGTGATTTCAATACCTGCAATATCGTGGGTTGAAAATCCAGAAAAGTTAAAGAACGTTTTTACCACAGAAGCAGGAACGGAGATTGATCTGATTGTAAGAGCAGAAAAGTTATCCGTTTCTGCATCCTATAAATGTACTGATGGATGGTTGCAGACATTTATGGGATTCCGTGACTTGGATTCGTTCACGCTTACGAGATACAATCCACGCACACAAATGACAGAAACAAAGACAGTTAGGATGACTGATTTTAATTACAGTCTTGTTAGACATTCAGACGAGTTGTCAGTAACAAATGGTATTTGGGAAATCAGTTTTAACTTGGAGGAGTTCTAATGTATTCTGTATCGAATGCTTTTCTTGAAGAAGTAAAAAAGCCAGTTCAAACACATAGATTGCAGGGCACCATTGGCAGTTACTCTTTTGACAAGAGTAACATTGTCAGTGGTACTTTTCATATCACAAATCAGTGTACCGATACAAGTGATGTTGTTTTAGGATCAGTATATATGGGGCAGTTGGAATGCACATTTACTGGCTTAAATATAGGTTACACAAATTGGATAGGCAAGACTATCACTCCAACTTTTGGTATTAAAT